ATGGATATTGCAGAAACTGCGGACCATGTGAGCGTGGGCGGTGCTACCGATTACGAATTAAAGCTTATGTGCATGCAGAAGCTAAAAGAGATCGTTAACAAAATTGAAATCTGATGCCAAGCGGAGAACATTTGAAAGGCAAAAGCCCACACGGATTTGGAAGCCACCCCGAAAACATCAATCGGAATGGACGGCCAAAGGCTTTGCGTAACGTAATCAAGGACTTATTCATTGAAGAGTTCAACGTTCAGCTATCCAGTAGCCAAGCCAACGAAATGATTATGGCAATGCTTTGCATGACAGAGCGACAAATCAGTGAACTTGGAGAACGTGACGATGTACCTTTTTGGTTGAAAATGATTAGCAAAAAGATGGAGCGTGATTTGAGCCGAGGTTCAATCCACCTTATGGAAGTTCTTTTCGATCGTGTTTATGGTAAGCCGAAAGAAACGATTGATAGCACAATATCGATGCCGAAAGCAGAAATTCACGTGGCGACCATTTCAAGCCCTATCGACCTTTCAAATAGTGAGGATGCAATTATTCTCGATTGATGTTTCAAACGTCTGTCATATTCGATCGCAACTACAATTCGACTGCCGAGGTTATCGTTAACCAAGGCGGTACAAGTTCGGGCAAAACTTACTCGATATTACAAGTGCTATGTTTAAAAGCGATTGGAGAAAATGACCAAGTGATTAGCGTTGTAGGTCAGGACGTGCCGAACCTCAAAAGCGGTGCGCTTAGGGATATGCAAACGATCGTAGCGAGTTCACCTGATATTCAAAGTTGGATAAAAGGATACAATGCGAGCGACCGCATCTACACGTTTCATAACGGCTCAATTATTGAATTCAAAAGCTACCAAGATTCCCAGGATGCAAAGAGCGGAAAACGTGACTACTTTTTTTTGAATGAAGCGAACGGGATAAGCTACGAAATCTATTCCGAGCTGGCAATGCGAACCAAGAAAAAAGTGTTTATCGACTACAACCCCAACGCTCGCTTTTGGGTACATGATAAATTGATAGGGAAGGAAGGCGTGGAGTTGATCATTTCCGACCACCGACATAACCCATTTTTACCCGATATTATTCGCAAAAAGATTGAAGCTATTAGGAGCGAGGACGAGGAACTTTGGAAGGTGTACGCCCGTGGAATGACGGGTAAAATTGAAGGGTTAATCTATCGTAATTGGGGAACGATTGGAACGATACCAAGCGATGCTCAGTTGATTGGCTACGGGATGGACTTCGGATTTACCAATGACCCGACCGCAGTGGTTGGAGTGTACCGTTACAATGGGGAGTTAATCATTGACGAGGTAATGTACCATAAAGGGTACACGAATCAAGATATTAGCCATTTTATGACCAGTTGTGGAGTTGATAGGAGCGTTACAATTGTGGCGGATTCCGCTGAACCGAAGTCGATTGAGGAACTTAGGCGCATGGGATGGAAAATTGAGAAAGCAAGTGATAAAAGAAAGCTTTTTGGTATTGATGTTGTAAAGCGGTTTAGATTGAATATTACTAACCGTAGCAGTAACATAATCAAAGAGCTTAATTCTTACAAGTGGAAAGAAAAAAATGGCAGTGCAATAAATGAACCTATTGAAACATTTGATCACGGAATGGATGCTTTGAGATATTTGGCAGTCAATAAATTAGCAGAGAAAAACAAAGGGAAATATGCAATACAATAACATTTGGAAAAAATTAACCGTAGGTCAGTATCAACTATTAGCCGACCTCAATCACTTGGAAGGGTGGGAGTATATGCGCTCGGTTGTGGCAATCGTTGAGGGTAACGGTTTCGATGCGGTTGATAATTACCCATTGATTGACTTACGCAAGCGATACGAAGCCATTGCAAAGCAGTTAGAGAAAGAGCCGTTTAAGCCGTTCAAATCATTCGTTAAAATAGACGGCAAGCGTTACTATGTAACCCGATTCTTTGACGAAATCAACACCGCTCAATTCGTTGAAATTAGTGAGTGGAATAAGACGAAAGAGGACGGTGTAAAGAACTTACATTTGTGCGTTGCATCGCTTTTGCGTGAAACGAAGTTTGGTTGGTTACCTAAAAAGTACAACGGTAAGGACCATGCAAAGCGTGCTACGTTGGTGAAGGAAAAAATGTTAGCGATTGAAGCATTGGGTTTGTCCGCTTTTTTTTTGGCCAGTTGGGTGAGGTTGCTAGAAGATTTACCAACCTATTTGGACAAGGAAATTCAGACGTTGAAGGCGGAGATGGACGCCCTGACATTGGAACAGGATTCACCGAGCGATACGGTTGGATTGTCGTAATTGATAGGTTAGCGAATAGCGACGTTCTAAAATGGAATGAAGTATTTGAACTTCCAGCGATTGAGTTCTTGAATTATGCGAGTTACCAAGTTGAGAAAAGCAAGCATGAAGCGTTTGAAATAAAGCGTCGAGCGAATGGGTAACTTTTTAGGATTTCCCATTTAATAAGTATGGCATTTATCGAGTTCAACGATGTGAGTGGTGCGTTCAATCCTGCGGTTGGTGGGTTTGGTACTACCGACGTTGACCAAGCTTTTGAAGGTGTTGAAAAGGAAATCGTTGATTGGTGTAATGAGCAGATCGAACTTTTCAGAAAGCAGATTGATGCAAACAAAAGCCGTGCGACGGGTAACTTACAACAGTCATTAATCGTTGCACCGATCAAACGGTTTGGCAAAGGTTACGAAGTAGAAATCGAAGCACCTGCGTACTGGAAGACGTTGGAGTACGGGCAAAAAGGTACGGAAAGCAGTTCAAAAGCCCCTAATTCCCCATTTACCGTTAAGGAATACCCGAGGTTGGAGGATATGGTGAAATGGGTACAATTCAAAGCGATGGCGAGTGGTAAAAATGATGTTTATTCTTTGGCTTCCCGTGTACGCAGAAGCATTTACAAAAAGGGAACGTATGCACACCCATTCGTTCAACCAACGCTCACCGAAAACCGATTAAATGATTTAGCGCAAAGGGTTGCAGAATTTACCGCCCAAGCGATGACAGCAGTGATTTTTAAATGATATGGCAATAACGATAATAACCCAAGTAAATGAACCAAGGTATTCGACTGCGGGCAATCCGTTGGTTTACGTGGTTGATAGTGATAACAAGACCGAGCCGAACTTTCGATACGTTGCAAATGTTTCTATAAATGGAAACTTGGTGGCTAAGTTGAAGACGGTTCCAAGTGCGACAAATAATAACTATGGGCGCTTTAATTTTCAGGAAATTGTGCGAGGTTACTTTGAAGTAACGCCACGTATTGCGGATGGTAGTATTGTACCTTCTGAAAGCTTTGGATGCCCTACTCAATACATTGAGTTCGACGTTGAATTTGATGAAGAGTACACGGGTGGAGAACCAGCGCCACGGGATGCGGAAACGGCTATCATTTACAACGGGGCTTGGACTGTTTTTGACTTTGTGCAATTCCCAAACTTGAAAACTAATTATTTGTTGGATAACGATGCTTTTGATTCTCGATTACCATTGACCAACCGCCCGCAATCAACCAAGGCATACGCTAACTTTTCAAACACTTACAACCAAAGTGGAAATCTTTACTTTCTTTGTAATAAACAAGTTTTGCCAAATATTGATGCAATACGATATCGGTATTGTTATGAAGATGGAACGGTGTATCGTGAATTTACAATTCCTACAATTAACGCACAAAGCCACGCATCGGGTGAGGAAAACGAGTTCAATATGATTGCCGTTCCATTTATGCCGTTTGATGTTCAAAATATTTCAGGTTTATTAACATCGGATGGTCAACCAGGTTCAACAGATTTTCCAAGTATTGTATCGAGTGGAAATAATTATTACACGGTAACTGCTATGCAAGAGGCGGATGGTTCAGTTGCATCGATAGAATACACGGTTTTCTTAAATGGCGAGTGTTCACGTTTTGACTTTACCGAAATTCATTTTGAGAACCAAATAGGTGGTGTTGATAGTTACGTGTTCACCAAGCCTAACCGAGAAAGGCAAAGCATTCAAAGAGTTGAAGCGAGCCGTCCTTATTTGACCGATACATTTGCCTATTCTGGAGTTTATGGAAACTACACTAACTTTTCAAAGTACAACGCACAAGTAGATTATTCCAAAGAATTTACCGTTTCTTCTGATTGGTTAACCGATTCTGAATTTGAATGGTTAGCTGAAATGGTGCGCTCACCACGTCTTTGGTTACGTAAAGCATTTCAGACCGATGAAGGTGTTGTTGAATACTTAGTTCCCATTTTGGTAACCGATACAAGCTACAATGTTTGGAAGCGTGACTTCGATCAGTTGCACACGTTAACCATGACTTACAAATTCACCTTTGACGAAGCGATGCCGTTATGATAACAGAACTTTACATTGACGGGCAAAGATTGGATTTAAGC